TATTATATCAAGATATGGGTAAATGTCAACTAATTTCTTCAGACAACTCATCAAATAACTCTGATGCAAAGTCAAAACAGATCTTAGCTTCATCTGCCATATCATCATGCAAGAGTTTGCGGAATTCCTCAATAAGGATCTTAGTATCTCCTTCAAACTCATACATCTTGCCTGAGCCGGGCACTTTCTTTTTGATGATCTGGCCGCCATGTAGTTCACCAAAATGTCTTACGTACATATGAGCTAACAGTCTGTCGTTAGCATCCCACTCCGCAAGTGCATGTATATGATTGGTGTACTTCTCTACAGAAGGCGGATAGTTACCATCTGGCTCTAATCCATATTCGTTTTCAAGCTCACGAATATCAGTCCAAATGCGATTGGACCTTTTAATTGGTTGTAAATTTGGGGGAATGATTACTTTAGATTCCAGTGCTTCATAGTTTAAGTACTGGCAACATAAAAATTTGTGATAGAGTTTAGGCTCAATTTTGCCGCTAATAAGATGTTTAGCGAACTTACGCCGTTCAGCAGATTGGTGGTGAGCCCATGTAAGCTCTTTCAATTTTAGTGACATTATAAGCCTCCGCTGATGAAAGTTTTCATTTTTATTTATAATGACCAAAGGGGCCCCGAAAGGCCCCTCTACTAAGTTTTTTCTGCAAGTTTATCTCAGCTTAGAAGCTGAACGAAACAGATGCAGTAGGTGTCAATTCTTCGCTGTCTAGGTTGTATGACGCTCCTGCTTCGAGCTCAAGCCCGATGAAGCCGTAAGTGTAAGAACCACCTACGTTTTGAAGCATTTCATCCTGATCGCCGTTTACGAATACTGTAGCACCGTAAGCGCCAGCATCTACTTCAAAACCAATATCTTCTGATCCTGAATCATAAGTGATTGCAGCACCAAGACCAATATTGTCGTTCAACAGATAATCACTGCGAGAACCAATCGCAAAGTTTTCAGTAACCATGTTGTATGAACCTGCGGCTTGTAGATTAACAAGACCAAGATTCATTTCGTACATACCGGCTACTGTTTCGATTTCTGTTACATCCGCTTCGATATCTTTCCAGCTAATACCCATTTTTGCTCCAAGGGCTTTAACTGCAATAGATTCTTTCATGGCTGGATCTGCCAATGTTGAACCGTCTTCTGAATCGATCCAAACATTACCTTGATCTCCGAATGAGATCATTGCATCTCCATTTACTACTGTACCAATTTGCCATTCATCAAGAGTAATATCACCGTCTGTGTTCATGTCCAAATCAATAGCAGCAAATGCAGGTACTGCTGTACCCATTGATGCGATACCTAGGTCGAAGGATGTTGTTGCACCCCAGTTGCCTGCTGCGTTTTCTGCAATCTCAGTTGTAATTTCACCGCCAACGTCTGCGGCCATTGCTGAGCCTGCTGCGCAGACCAATGCTGTTGTAATTAGTAGTTTATTAAACATCCTGTCCCTTTCTTATTACTTTTATTAAATGTGTTATGTGCCACTTTTCTGTTGCTAGGCAAGTGGCCAGCCCCCTGTGTTATGCAGCTAGTGCGTAACCAGATGGTGCAAAGTTATCGTTTGCATTTAGTTTGTTTGACCGAATAACGTAGGTCAACACGGTGAACTCCACTCAACTATTCCGTCCGTCGATCCTTGTTCACCCCCATCATAAACACATGTGCTTACATAAACACACGAATAAGTAATGGTCCAAGTCTATAACTTTTATATGGCTTGCCACTATTGAATCTAAAATCACCCCATTGAAAAGGTGTTCCTTTAAACCAACTAATCCAGTGCCAATCCCAATTCATTATATCCTCATGTGTTTATGGTGGAGGTGCGCGGTACTGCCCCGCGGTCCGATCCGTTTTTATTTTGTTTCAACGTCCACTTCTTATATATAACACAAAAGGAGTTAAATGTCAACCCCTTCTGTAAAATTTTTTTACTTGACAAAAATGTCACACTGGATTGATAATGTAATGTACCATTAGTACAAGAGCAACTGAAGCTCCAAGTCCTACCATCATCTTTCCAAAGTCTTTCGCTACAAGAGGAAATACAGATTTTGTTTTCTTCTTACCAAAGTATGTAGCCATCGCAAGTTCACGACCTGCTAGCAAACCAACGAATACCCAAGTTGTACTCATAGGAATATCGTTTAGCTCTTTAAAGAAGTATAAACACAACCAATAGAATAAGTCAATCAACGTGGCTGAACGAACATATCTTGTGTTATGTTTTTCCAAAACGATTTGTTGGATCTTACCACCACGTTCTCTAAACATAAAAAACAAACCACCGACAAATACAAATGAGATCAAAATCATAAGATCTACAGGTACTTGACGCGGGAGGAATACCGCAATGTTTGCCATGTCATGTGACAACCAAGTCCACCACAATCCGCCAGTAGCAACCCACTGAGCAATCCGCCAAAAACGTTTATTGCCTTCGCTTACAGGTTGTGTTTCATCAAACCATTTATGAGCAAACTTATTAATGGCAAACCATACTGAGTAAGCAAATAAGGCTGCTACGCCATAACCCATAATAGATTTCATCAACATTTTTTCCAACACAAAGGTTGAAGCAAATACTGATAGAACTAAGAATGATGTTGAAACTGGTACACCAATTCGTGTTAAAGCAACAAGAATAGCTGGTGCTGCGGCGTGGTACCATTGTACTTCTTGCCACGGGATCTTATTCAAACGACCATAACTAATGTCGCCACCATTAACACTCCAACCGTACCAGAGTGTTGCTAGAAGAACAGCAGAAGCCGCTGCCCATAGTACTTTATAGTTAAATCTCTCATTGTTAGATGCCATCCACGTGCCGAGAGTTTGCACTGAATCGTTCGCTATAACCGCATATGCAGCAAGCAGGAAGCCGACAAGGCTCCATAATGTGAGTAGTTCCATTAAACTTCTCCTTCTTGTTTGACGGATTTACCCCGTCGCTCACATAAAAAAGGCAGAGCTTTACCCTCTGCCTACAATATTTATGAATGCTACGTAAAAGTTTTATGACACTTTTGTAACATATTCGTGCCATTCTACACGTATATAATGAGCATCGAGATGATCCCGATACTCAATTGCATCTAAAACACAGTCAAATTTACGCCCATTGATTACGTAAATTCTACCACTCTTTTTTATTACCGGATTCTTCGTTATCATCATAACCAGCATAATATGCTTCTATTTCTTCAGCAGTCATTTGATCGCGTTCAACACGTTCAGAACTGTATGTTGCACCTTTATAATAGTGAGGATTTAATCCACGGCCATAGTAGCTGTCTGCAGAACCACGATCGAATGGACCACCATGTCTTTCATCATATTTCATATTACTTCTCCGATGCTGGAATTGGATTTGCTTTTAAAGCTTTGAAAAGAGAGAGGGGAATGACGCCCAAGCCAAGTTCACGCCGAGGCTTGCAGTAATCTTCGTATGTGGCGTATTCTTCAGCTGTAAGTAGCTTTTCCATAATTACGCCTCCATACCTAGAAAATCTTTTTTCAAGATTTCGATACGCTCAAGGTTTAGATTACCTTCGAATTCGTCAGCCAATACTTCGAAGCACTCGTCGATGTATTCTGAGTTGTAGAACATACGAAGACCTTGATACATGTCAGACTCAACAAAGTTCCAGAAGTCAGTTGTACCAACACCAGGACGTGTATTGAATTCGTCAGCAACCGCCGCGTTAAAGCATTCGATTACGTCGTTTTTGATCATTGAACCGTTTGGTAGTAGCATTTTGATTTCCTTTGTTTTTCCTTATATTAATAATATAGTACTTTTGCAGGGCAATGTCAACCCCTTTTTCAAATAAAATGAAAAAACGTTTGTAATGAAATCAATGGCTTATAAAAAAGTTGAAAAAAAAATCAATCGTATCCTAGGACAGCGACTGATTCTAACTCTTTTGATAATTGTTCTGCTTCTCTAGCCTTCCAGGCTTGTTCAAATCCAATTTCATGAACATAGTTTTCGTTGTTTCCCCATAATCGCTTCATGTATGAATTATAGGTAGCTTCGACGTCTCTGTCGGACCAGGATGGATCTATAAGTTTACCTTTAACGATCCAATTCATTCGGTTGGCTTCTTTACGTACAAATGAACTGCACATGGTGGGACCTCCTTTTTGCAAGTACAGCATAACAATATAACCGTATTTATACAGAAGGTTGATAAATGTTACCGCTAACAAAAAATGATAACGGTAACATGAAACATTTTGTTACCAGCCACCTTCGGGTTTTGGCTGAGGTAAAACATCTAGAGCTTTTTCAAACTCGCCGTGATTACCATCATGAGTTGGTGGTGTCCATCCACTTGGCTTTAAAAGATCTGGAAGCCCAAACGGGTTAGGGCGGCCCGGCTTAATTCCAGGACTTTTTGCCATGTTAGCACTATAAACACGATCCCAAGCGTCATTAGCATCAACACCAAATACGTCGAGAGTGCCAATAGCAAAAACACAAAGATCAATAAGACCGTCAACGATTTCTTCAGCATCTCCATTATTGATTGCAGCCAATGTTTCACTCAATTCCTCCTGACACATTAGAGCACGGAACATAAGATACTTACGCATTAGTTCCTTGTTATCTTTATTTGCTTCAAACCAATCACGCACACCAAATTTGTTATGCATCATGTAAATATCATTTGCCCAATCAGACATCTAAATCACTCCATTTTTTAAGTTTTTCACGTTTATTATTAGCGGCTTCTTTAACTTTATCCAAGTCGATTATATCATATTTTGCTAGAATGTCAAACATACATCCTAGATCTCCAATTTCTGTTTCAAGTTTTTCTTTATTCCCTTGTATGCCATATCGCTGTATTTTAGCGCATTCTTTAATTACTTCTGCACACTCTTCCATTGTAATGGTAAGTACTTCAAGTTTTTCCCTATTTGCTATCATCATTTTCTATATTTCCCTTTAAGTGTGCGATCATATCTTTAATACGCAGACGTTCTTTTTTAGCTTTAGTAACGTATTTGTCAGGTGCTCGTTCAGCTTCCAAGGCTTCTACAACTGTGTTTTGATAACGCCATGCGGCTTCAAGTTGGGCAAGTCTTTTTTGAGTCATGCGAAAAAATCCTCTATTGTGTTTGTCTTCTCAGCAGACCATCCGAGAGCTTCAAGAATAGACTCAAGAGGACTGAGGAAGACTTTATTGAATTGAGTTTCATAATCCACATACGGTTTGAGATTGAATTCATTAGGTAGAACCGCTGGGAACGATATGATATTTTCTTTGATTGGATTCGGTACTTTGAGATATACAAATTTAATCTTATCACCTGACGTAATCGATTCATAACGATTCGACAGACCATTTTCTTTGAGATACTTATTGTAGAGGATGCAACCACGAACATGCATTGGGCAACCTTTCTTGTAAGTACCACGAACTGTATACTTCTCGATGTTATCAGTACCTGAGTTACGACCAACATCTTCTGGTGGAAGATTAAAGAACTCAGATTTGAATTGAGCAATGAATTGCTGGATTGCTTCTTCGCCTTCATTCATGATAACCTTGAACGATTCTTTGAGTTTATCACGGCAGACTTCCGGTGTTGATGATCTTACAGATTCAAGGCCGGTTACAGAGATTTTTGGAGTTTCGTAATGAACACCTTCTGAGTTAAGAGTATTCATAATGTATCGCTTCTTAGCAATGAATACAGATTTATCAGTAATCTTTTCACGTTTCATTACCATAGCTTGGCGATATGCACCCATCTTAGAAGCAAGATCTTTGTAACCGTTTTCGATTACTTCTTCAATCTTCATCTTACAGATCTTATCGAGGAATTCCTCACCTTTCTTACGATCGATGTCAACAGTACCAAATGAAGCTTTAACAAGAGGACCAAAATCAACATAGATA